TAATTGTTTCATTTCTGCTTTAAATACTGACGCAAATCCACTATCAAATCGAAATATTGTCTCTGAATTGTCTATCATATCAGCCAATTTAATAAACTGTGCTTCTGCTGGTGCTTGTGCCAATCTGGCTCTATCTATACCTTTTCGTATAGCCCTATTTCCGTCTTCAGGCTTTGAAGTATCAGTTAACCATTGAACTAAAGTAGCAACATCGTGTCCAAATAAGGCGTTAATATCAGCCAAAGTGTACTGTGTGTCTTCTACAACATCGTGTAATAACGCACCAGCCTGCTGGATTTCGCTACCACCGTGTCTTTGTACCATATCTGCTACTGATATCGGGTGAACAATATAGTCTTCACCAGTGTATTTCCGCTTCTGGCCTTCGTGGGCTTTAGTCGCAAATTGTAATACATCTGATAACATTGTTAATACCTCTTTATTGAATATACTTGTATTATAACACAATAATGATACCTGTCAAGTTTTAAGAAAATTTAACATAATTGACTTTGGTTTCATTTATTGTATCATCTTTCCAAACAGTTCCTAGTGCTTTTACCTTACAGGAAATCTTAATATTATTCTTGCTATTTGCAATATCTTCATTAGTGGTAAAGAAACTTAGTCTGTGATTGTCGTTTGTGATTGCATTTACCATATAACCAGACCCACCATATTGGGTTGTTGCTATATATTTTGATGTAAGTATCTCAATATCAGTGGTAACTTTATCACCAACCTCTGCTAAATGGCCAGTCTGAGTGCATCGCTCTTTCAATTCATCATCTTTTGAATTTGTCTTATAGTAGGTAGGAATATATGCGGCAATTCCCATTACATGGCTACTTAGTGAACTATCATCGGCCAGAAACTTAGCAATCCCGTTCTCAAATTCAGTTAAATCATCCGCAAGAATTTTATAAGCAAACTTGTCTTCGAGGTATGACATTATCTCTTTTGCTTCTTGGAATATTTTATTTGTAATCAAATGACGATAATCTGTTAGAATTCCTATCAGTATTTCTTTATTACTGAAAGCAATCTTCTTAAATTCACCGTCAAGGATATCATATGAACCTGAAGTCTTAACATAAGTATCATTGAATTTACTTGCAACAATTGATGCACTTAATATCTCAGTTTTATCGAAAACATAAGGAGAATCTAATTCCTGCATATCTCGTAATGTTTGTTCAGACCCGGTAAAATTATATTTACCAAAGTACATTATTACTTTCGAATCATTAAAATCTATATATTTGTGTGGTTTTGAAGTGTCTATCATATTCGTTACTCTTTAATTGATTATGATATAATTATAGCATAAAAACTAATACTGTCAAGTTTTTCGCCCTAAATAATAGAGAATACCATTCTGTCGTTTAACTAGGTCACCAGTCGCAAACCAATCGTCATACACGCATATATCCCCACGGACATATAGTTCGCTATCTATTATCTTGGTTTCGCACCATTCTCGTGTTCCTAGGATTGGGTCTTTATCTTTTACTGATTGAATATCATCAGTTGTTCTAAACACACGATTGATTGCACAAGGACCTATCTCACTCATACCCCAATTTGCCATAAATGTCGCACCACGATTAACAAAGGCTTCAATGATATTCCAATCAACTGGGTCAGAACCACAAGTAATCCAAATTCCAGTCAAATCTAAATCTTTAAATCCTTTTGTTCTCATAATAAGTTGTGCGTGTCCAGGAGTAATATGAGTATGTGTGTATTTTTTAATCTCTCTACAAAAAGAAAAAGCATTAAAGGTTTCGATTGACACTTCTGCACCAATACGAAATGCCGGCAATGTTTGAGCCAGTAATCCACCTGCGTGAGTTGTTTTACAGATAGTATATACTTTACTTTTAGATGTTAGTTGTTGGGAAGCGATAGCGATTTCGTCTGCCGCTTTTAACTTCTCAGGAGTTTGTATTATATCTTTTGGTGTTCCAGTTGTCCCACTGGTTTTTATTACACAGCCTTCGTTAACTATTTTTCTTAAGTTCATCTTTTAATCTTTTCCAAGATGGATGGTCTGGTAGGAACTTATGTAGTCCTATCGTTTGGTCAATAACAATGTCAAGTAATTTGAAATCAAATAATGGTGGAAAGATTGCGTGTAATATACTAGCAATTGCCATAAGTAATTGTTTACCTGCTTCTCTAAATCCAACATACATATGCTTGAAATATAACTTTATTCCGTTTTCACGTTTGCTTTTACTAAGGTATTCTGCATCCCTTAGATGTTTCCAATTAAACCACATATTTGTCTCCTGTTATATTTTTTCTACGATAGTTGTACTCGTCTATATTTAGTTTCCATACAGATTGCTCTGTATACCATAATTCTATATCTTTATAATGTTCTACCATACCCACTTTAGCCAGATACTTAAAAAGTCTGTGAGTTCTATTCATTTTTCCAGATGCATCGTGTTCAATATTAGTTGTAATATACAATTCATCAGTGTCACAGAACTCTATTTGAAACGGCAATATTTCTCGCCAAGTTATGGCACTCATATGATATTTACTTAGTCCAAATTCTTTATTATATCCCGGCAATTGTGCGCCTCTAAACATTACTCGCCACGCTTTATCACTAACTTCTGGCAACCTGTGGCATCCCGCAACTGATATTATCTTATCATCTTCAATCACACAAAAGTATTCACCGTGTGCTTTGCACCACTCATATCTCATTCCCCAATCACACAAAGTGGCATTATTAGTATATCCTAGTTCTTCTGCCTCTTTACAAAAGACTTCTAACTTAGGTAATAATTCATCTGTGATAGGCACTACTTTCATTTGGGTGACTTATAAAATAACTTATTATGTTTTCTTTCAAATACATCACCTGTACACCAATAACCTTCCTTGTCAAACTCTGGTTCTATATTAGCATATTTGGCCATTAGAACTGGACTTTTTATCCACAATTTGTTGAACCTATCTAATTTATACTCATATTGCTCATTGCACTCAAGTTGTAGTTTATGTTTTGTATCAGGACAAATTGGAAAAGTGAATGATGGTGTATGAGTTTCAGTATGTCCGTATAAATTTCTAACAATAGGTACACCCTTAGAGAATAATGTGTCTACTATCTCTTCTGATATAATACTATTATCTATACTTAGTTCTTTCCAGTCTGGCATATCTTTTAAATTTTCTAAATCTGATACCATTTCAGGTGTAACATTTCCCAGTGTTGGTTTATGTTTTTCATATAAATCAGAATTAAATTGTTCCATAATAATAGTACAACCTTTCATTAACGCAGGCAATGTGTATAGGTATAAATCTTTAATTGGTGATTGACATAAAACAATATCCTCTTCAATCATATTATGCAATATTATACTGTTCAGGCATACAAGTAAGCATCCTACACTCGTGTGAGCAACAGGCTTCGATTCCAGCGTACTTTCATTAGTAAACATTAAAGTGTAGATAGCATCAGGTTTATTCGTATATATAAGACCTTTATTGTGTGGCTCTAGTGCAATTGCATCTGCCTCACTCATTATAATATGGTCTGGATTACTTCCAGATACAACCCAATCGAATTCTTCTATTGAAAGATTTGGTTTAGTTGGTATAAATATTACACCTAAGATATCACAAGCCAGTAGCATTCGAATGTAGTGATAATCTTTCTCACTCGCAAATAATATAGATTCGCCTGGACTAACGGCAGTAGATAATACGGCAGCCAGGTTTTCTACACTCTCAATAAGTTCAGTATAGGTATACTGTTTATCTTTACAAATGATTGCGGGTTTTGACCCAGACACATATGCCTGGTCTTTGATTGTTTCAAATATCATATTACCATTCTACTACAAAAGCATAACAAAGTCAATAGGGATATACAGTAAAGGAGACTAACATTTCTGTTAGCCTCCCGTCTCTGTATTCTAGGATAGCCTGATACCCTACGTATCCCGGCAGCCTCCTAGTGGGCTATTCTTTAAGCGTTGTGGGCCTCGATGATTAGTTTACCGTGCTTTTTGAAAAACTTTTCAATACAAGGTACTTTACGAGGCTCTAATGGAAGTTTGTAAACTTTAAGAGCAGTTCGACCACCCAATACTGTCATTTCAGTATCAAAGTTATCCATCATAAACTGGAAGAAGTTATTCGCCATAGCGTATAGTTCATCCATCTTATCTTTGCCATTACGGTCAACAAAGTCTTTTAACTCATAACATAGTGAAGTAGTCAATGAGAACATCGCTGAAATCTCTCTGGCTTCTGCTGAAAGTGTAGTCACCGTGCCGTCTAAGATATCAGAAGGAACAGGTAATTTACCAGAGATGGCTCTGTGGGCCATAAACTTAGTAGCAACACCATCACCGACAGTACCAGCAATCAAATCGTGTAGACGACTTTGAGAAATATCTTCGCCCTCTTTTGGTAACATTTCAGAAACGAAAGTCCAAGAACGAGGAGTAGCAAAGGCTCGACTTGCCTGACGAGGGTCAAAGTTAAACAAGTCCATCTTGTTTGAAGTTAAGAAACCAACAACATCAGCATTGATTTTATTCTCTAATGCCCAAGTCTGCCAATCTTCGAAGTCAACACCCATTTCAAGGTGAACGAAACGGTTAGCAAGTGGACTAGGCATACGATACGCAACACCTCGGTCACTCTCTCTGTTACCAGCCGCAACAATTAAAACATTGTCAGGTAGTACATAAGAACCCAAACGACGGTTTAGAATTAACTGATAAGCCGCGGCTTGAACTGATTGTGGTGCTTGGTTCATTTCGTCTAAGAAAAGAACAACACTTTCATATTGGTCAGCAAGTTCTTGGCTAGGTAAATCTGACGGTGTAGCCCATTCCATACAACCAGTTTTGTCGTTGAAATAAGGAATACCTCGTAAATCTGTAGGCTCCATAAGAGCGAGACGAAGGTCAATCATAAACCCAGAACGTTCTTGTGTGATACTATCTACAATCTCTGATTTACCAACACCAGGAGGTCCCCAAATAAACACAGGACGCTTTCGGTTCATAGCATAGTTGATTTCAGCCCTAACATCACTAGGGCGAACAACTCTCACATCTAAATCATTTGTTGATACTTTATTCATAACTTAACCTCTCTATTTAATATACTATTATTGTAACACTGATTCTGGATTTGTCAAGTTTTTGACTTATTGTCCCAGATATTCTTTTTTCAGAACTTCTAACTTTTCGCCTGCATCGTTGAGCATAAAATTTTCTACCATCTTGTTAAAGATATCATAGAAATCTTCTCCTATCGCATCAGCCCAACCATCTAACCACATATCAGCATCAACGAAATTCCAGTTGACAGTTCTGTCTGATAGTAGATTTTCTTCTGATTTTGCTGATTTGTTGAAGGCTCTTTCGAATTTTTTGAAATTTACTGACATTTGTTACCCTTTTTTATTATCTATACAAGTATTATAACACGATTCGGGGTTTTGTCAAGTTTTAGAAGAATTTATCGAAGTTTTCCGTAGGATTTCCGTAAAGAACAAACTTTGTCTCTACAGTATCTGGTGTTTTATCAGGTTCGAATAACATCCAAGCACATCTGCCAGTTCCGTTACCATTCACTACTCTGCCACTTGTTGTAGTAAATTTGATGAGTTCTGATACAATATGCATCTTGGTCATATGCTTTCTGATATCCATTCTATTCTTACCTGCCATATACTCAACTCGCATAAGCATAAGTGCTGGTATTTTGAATTCGAATAATGCCCTATGAACAATGTCATAACCCAATGTAAACGGTGGGTTAGTTATGATAGCCTGAACGCCTTCTGGTTTATCACACTCTAATACATTTAGCGTAGATATAAATGGTGCTTGAGGTTCTAAATCAGAAGAAAAATCAATGTCTAATCTATTAGATATAGCACCATCACCAGCACAAGGTTCCCACCAAGATAAGGTTTTATCCATCAATGGTATTGCTAGGTCAACTGCTTCTATCGGTGTAGGATAGAATTCATTCTTTTCTTTATCTGCTCTGTATCTCATAATACCATTATAACAGATTGACTTTTAATGGTCAAGTTTTATTACTTATTATAGAATGTTTTATTTTTTACCCAGAGGTCTATGTCTCCATCAAGCATTAATAACTCTGCGGCAGGTACTTCTTCAAATAAAACTAATGTTGTCTTTCTTAGGTAATATGGAGTTTTTAGATACTTATCGAGTGTTAGTATTTGATGACCAGTTCCTATTGCATTTTTTCTATGTTGATGCATAGTGTCTGAACTTAACTTTAGTTCTATCTTATATGTTTTGAAATGTTTTTTTAGAATGTCTCTGCCAAGTGCTGATACTCTGAATCCTGTATCAGGTCGGGCACTAATGAAGATATCACTGATAGTGATTTCTTTTCTTCCTGCTGTTTTTCCAGATGTGTTTTTGTTAATATAACTTATTAACTTTCTCTTATCCACTTTTACAACTCTAATTTATCACCTTTTGTAAGTATATATACTTCGAAATCATCACATCTAAATAATTTATTCAATCGTTGTGCTAAGTTGATTGCGTGACCAGGATTACTAAAAGATACTTTCTTGTATTTTGGTCCAAGGAAAGTTTACCAACGAGTTAGACTACGAAGATTTATTGCTTCACCTTTGTGAAATACTGAGTACACTGCTTGTGCCTTGAGTACCTGTTCACTGCGATATGTTTGGTTATCTGTATGTTCCAGAATTATAATAGGTTTAGGTCTAGCCATAAGAGTATCCTTATTAATGGTTATACTCTTATTTATCAAATTTTATGTATTATATGCTGATTTAATTGATATATTAGTCGAATTTACCGCCGTCAATGGTCTTTTCTTCTGTCGAATCTTTAGTTTTAAGGTCTAATAACAACAATGCAATATCATTCTGGATTTCATTTGCTTCTTTTATAGGAAGAGTTAGTTTGTTGTCGCCTCGTATATTCGCTTGTTTGATAGTTGCTAATAAGTTTTTTAAATGTTTATAATTCATCACGTTTAGTCGCTAACTTTGTTTCGATATCCATTGCTGATTTAGATTTGAATGGGCCAATGAAATCATAGGTATCTAAAGTTTCAAGTTTTCCACCATAGAACCATCTCCAACCAGCAGGGTATTTTACTCCGTAATATCCTGCGGCATATCTTACACTACTAGTCTTACTCTTTGTATATGTATAAAATTGTTTTCCGTTCTTCTCTATTACTTCTACATTGTATACTAGGTGCTTAGATGGATATCCTTCTATATCTGCTAGAGAAGTATGCCATCCGCCTCTAGTATCAGTCCTGTCAATTATATTTACTGTAGTTTCTTTAGGTGTTAATATCTTTTCACCGTAACGATTAACCAGTTCAGATAACGAAAGATGCTCGTTAATTCCATCTTCTTTTATGTTTAATTCAAAATCATCAGACGAACAGAAACGAATTGTGCCTATCTTAACTCCTGAATTCTCTACAATCCAAAACTTATCTTTAACTATTTCTGTAGTGTATATCATATCTTCTTAAGTATCTTCCAAGTTTCTTTCCAACTCTTTACATTATGACATTCTGAATATTTATACGGTCCATATTTGATTGCTTGTGCAATTCCGTAATCATTGCCACCTGGTTGAATATTATCACCAAAGAACATTAGTTCATCCTGGAATGTAAAATCTTTTAATATTTGTGCTTTATCTTTTCCCATCTCAATAATGTCTAGTCCTGTTTCGCCTGCAACTTGAGATACTAGACCTAATTTCTTAGTAAACTTTTTATTAAATTCATCAGAAATAAGTTGTCTTTCATTAGTTGAATTATCAAACTTAACATATTTCTTCCGTTGTACTCTATTCGCATTTCTGCCAACGATACTAAAGTTTAATAATCCTGGTCTCGATTCAAAATGGTTACCAGTTGCAATATCAAAGTCAGTACTAATAGACTTCTTTAGTAAAAAAGCATAGGCATCACGTGGTAGTTCTAAGTTTTTTGAATTCATTACACATATACCATTTTTGTACTTTGTGTTTCCAGATGAATTGTATACACATTCTACCTGTTCGAATAGTTCTTCGCCGACCTGTTCTTCTGTTTTATTTCTATCACTTCCTGTAACTAGATAAACATTATTAGACTTGACGAACTCTAAGAACCATAGTCTAAAGTCTTCGTTTATTCTATCTCTGCTTGGAGTTAGAGTACCATCTACATCGAATATAAAATGCATTAGGACGGATACGGCTGATTAAGAATTGATGCTAGTTCATCTGGTGACTTAGCAAGATTTTGTAAATCGTGTATGCCACAGAACTTTAAGAAGTTCATACCAACACCAGCATTAGTCTTAGGAATACTATTCTCTGCAATAGTTTCAATAAACTTTACTTTAAGGTCGTGTGGTTGAGCAGTTAAGTCTACCAGTTTAACATTGCGTTCATAGTCATCACGGACAGTATGTTCTTCACCATTATGGTCAGTCCAGCGTTGTAACATAAAGTTATTCCAGTTGAAACCACCAGCATCTTTATCTGCGAATGCTTCTAACATACCAATCTTGTTCTTGGTACCTTTCTTACGACAACCAGGATATGCTGAAAAGATATTATCTGATGTATCACCACGGATACATTTCTCAAACAATGCCCACTCTGGGTCTACTTTCTCTTTTATCTCGCCAGTCTTCTTCTCTTTGATAGGAGTCATATTCTTATCATCTTTAAAGAAACCATCTTTAGTAATGATACGATTTTGTACACCGTCATACATAGTTACATTATCTGTAATAAGTTGAAAGTAATCGCTATCACTTGATACGATAATATGATTATCGTTTGGATGAGCCGCAATAAACAAAGCAATCATATCATCTGCTTCTGCTTCTGGATTTCGTAACATTGTTACATTAGTTTTTTCATCTAAGAATGTAATCATATCTGCGTAGGCATCGAACATAATTTGGTCTTCTTCTTGTTCTCTGACACTTTTAGCCATTTGAGCAACTTTTCTGTTCTTCTTATATGGCTCATAGAAATCTTTACGCCAACTATGACCTTCTAAACAGAACACGGCATGGTCTGCATTGAATTTATTATAACATAGTTTAACACTACTAAGCATAATATGATATGCCATACCAATTTTCATATCAACATTAGCACCACGCATTGCAACGTGTTTTGCTCTATGATACATATTAAACGAATCGACTAGAATGAATGTAGCCATATGGACCTCTCTATATTAAAGTTAATACTATTATAACACAACTTACATAATTGGTCAAGTTTAATAATATTCTGAAGTATCCTTGTCAGTTTTTACTTTACTAATGATTAGACCATCTTTGCTATCAGCCATTACACTTTTTCTAACGCCTTCTTCATCTTCTAAATCATTTAGTACAATGTTCTTACATAAATCATTAAACCAGTTATCAACAATTTGGTCTTGTTCAAGACCTTCATACCCGTTTTCTGCTAGATACTCTACGAACTGGTCATTGAAATCTAATTCAAAGAAGCCTTGTCCTGGTTTATCTTTATCTAATTCCATACCAATAACTCGAACATACTGTTCGCCTTTATGTGTAGCCATGTTCTTGTCATAAGTATGTTGGTCTGTATGACCATACTTGAAATTGATTTCTTCTAGTGCAATCGCTTGTTCTTTTTCATCTGTAATTCGTCTAGCAATTGCTCTTTCTTTTTCTTCCGGAGTCCCAAACCAGGATGCCGGATTAAGTGTTTTACTCATTGTCATCTCCTTTCGGATTATCAATTTTGATATCCTGTTTCTTATCTATGCCACTAAAGATGCCCACTTTCGCATTTCTTTCCCAACATTCGATAATATCATCACAAATATAATCTAATGGAGTCCCCTCAGGATATTCGTGTCTCCAGTTATGAGCCATCTTCATAGCATTCGCCCGTATAGTTTGAATTCTACGCTTCTCATAATATTCTTTTCTTCTAAATTCGATTCTGTCTATAAACTTCTTCGAATAACCCTTTCCAAATAACGTCTTAATCATTACATATTCTCCTTGTTTACCATCCAATCCTTTCCCAAGGTACATCTTTATTGCCAAAGTGGCCGTATATACAGTTCTCACTGTACCCGTAGAACTTAAATAAATCAAATCTATCAATGATTCCTTTTGGTGTTAGGTCAATGTTTTCTTCGATATACTTTTGAATAGTTCTGTTGTGTCCGTTTGAATCTACATAGATACTTGTTGGTTCTTTAACACCGATAGCATACGACAATTGAATCTGACACCAATCTGCCATATTATCTGCTACAACATTCTTTGCTAACCACCGTGCCATATAGGCGGCACTTCGGTCGACTTTTGTGGGGTCTTTTCCACTAAAAGCACCACCGCCGTGGGGAGCATAGCCACCATAAGTATCAACGATAATCTTACGCCCGGTGAGTCCTGTATCACCATCAGGACCACCAATGACAAAATTGCCTGTAGGATTGATATGCCATTTAGTATTGTCATCTATTAAATCTCCCATTACACTATTGACTGCTTCTTTTACTGGTGCTTTAAGACTATGCATAAAGCCCTGTTTATGTTGTGTACTTACTACAATTTGGTCTGCTCGTTGAACACGACCACCAACATACTGAATACTTACTTGAGACTTAGCATCTGGAAGTAAGAAATCATATCCATCTAATCTAAGTTCTTTTAGTTTCTTTAGAATTTCGTGTGAATAGTAAATTGGTGCTGGTAGCATTGCATCATTTTCATTAGTTGCATAGCCAAACATAATGCCTTGGTCACCTGCACCAAAGTCATCAGTACCTAATCCAATATCACCTGATTGCGAATGTATTTCATTATAGATATTTAAATTATCCCAATGAAATCCTTCTTGTTCATAGCCAATTTCTTTAACTTTATCTCGTATAATATCTTTTACATTATCTACGTTAAAGTTCTTTACTTCACCCGCTACCGTTACGTGGTTAGTGGTTACAAGTGTTTCGATTGCTACCCTTGTAGTTTCATCGCCATTCTCTAGTCCTGCATCAACTAATGCATCACTAATTTGGTCAGAAACTTTGTCTGGGTGACCATCACTTACACTTTCGCTTGTAAAAATATAGTTGTTCATTTAAATCCTTTATTAAAGTTTATAGGTTACATACTATTATATCAAATAATAGGTCAAAGGTCAAGGGTTTTATCTACTGTTCTTGTAATATTGAGTATACATCGTAGCCTTCGTCTCGCAACTTAGCACCACCACCTAAAAACTCTAATTCCATAATACTTAGTATACTAACGATGTTAGCATTAAATCTATTAGTTAATGTAATAACAGCACCTAATGTGCCGCCAGTTGCGATAACATCATCTATGACTAATACTTTGTCATCTTTTTGTATCGCACCTTTCTGTAAGTGTAATTCATCAGTACCGTATTCTAATTCGTATTCAGTAAAGATGGTTTCTCCTGGCAGTTTACCTTTCTTTCTAGCCATAGAAAATGGTATACCAGTTTGAGAACTCAATGCACCAGCCATAGGAAATCCACGAGCATCTAGGCCAATAATTTTATTAAAGTGTATATTATTATCTTCAATATAATCACTGAATAAAGTCATCACGTGTTGAAGTCCTTGTGGTGCATTGAATATACTAGCCATGTCCTGATAGAGAACACCAGGCCTAGGATGGTCTGGTATCACTCTAATCAGGTTTTGGATAGTTTTTGGAGTTGGCTTGATTATAGTCACTAGTCTTGTAGTTCTTTTTCTAGTCTTACAATCTCTTCTTTCAGATGCAACTTTTTAAGTTTTAGTTTAGAAACAACTAGGTCTTCTGTATGCATTTTATATGCAGTAGTAATACCATTATCTAAATCTCTATGTTGCTTTTTTAAGTATATGAGGCGAGTGCGTTTCTTCTCGTCTACATCTGGTCTTACGGGTGTAGTCATCTGCTTCTCCTATATTAGACCTCTCTAAATGTATTTATATTATTAGTTACCTGCTTTCGCTGGTAAAATATACTCATACAAACCCAGTCCACTATCAACTGCAATCATCATAGCACCTTGGTCTGAAATCTTCATATTCATAGTGCTTGTGTCACTTAGTCTAAGAATTGTTAACACGGTTGATAACGGGAATGACCAACCAGTCTTTAATTCGCCTTCGACATTTGATGCAAATGGAAGTTCTACTTTATCTGTTGAACTGTCGCCGATATAGAATACTAAATCACCTTTAACTGTTCGAGCAGTAAGTAATGGGTCAAATGCACCAAGAATACCTGCAAAGTATTGTAGGTCTTTGATTGCTTTTTGTGTTGGCATAATCTCTACATTCCAAGCGGCACCACGAAAACTTGCAGTTTTGATTTGTGCGTCCACTAGTTCTGATACGATTACACGATATGAACTATCAAAACCACCAGGCATTGAAAAGTTCAGTTCAGTAGTAACATCTTCGCCGTTTCGTGTTTCTGTTCCAACACTAACATCTGCTTCGATTTTACTACCTTCTTTGTCTTCGCTAGTATAACTAAGAAGACCATTAAGAACGCCTAGTCTACCTAGACCAAACTTTCCTTCAAATTCAGGAACTGGCGTGTGTAATTTACCACGCAACACAACAGTACGGTCATCGTCCATCGCATCGATTGTAGTTCCCTCATTATCTGTTGTCACTTTAGCCGCTTGAATGATTCCAAGTGAGTGAGTGTGTTTTACAATATCTTTTAAAATGTCACGCATTTTTACTTCTCCTGATTAATTTAATTAAGTATAACATATTTTCATATCGGTTGTCAACCTATATTTGACCAATTCTTTTCTTACTTTGTTTAGGATTATCTACCCAATATATCGTATTAGGAGGCAAAAACCCGTGAATAAACCAAGCATTACCGAATGTTGGATTACCTTTTCCTGTAAAGTCTACACGATTATTATACACGAGTGTAGACATTCCGTGTTCTATAAACATTCTGCCTCGTTTCCCACCTTGAAAACTTGTTACTGGCAGTAGTAATGCAAATGGTTTACCAAGAGCATAACAATGTTCAATAAACTTATCTTTGATACTATATGGTGGATTAGTTATAATCCCATCGTATACATCATCTGGTTCACAATCGAAAAAGTCTTTACCGTCACTGGGAACTATATTATATCCATTGTTGTTAAAGCCATCTACGATTAGATTAGATGTTCCACTAGTCGCTTCATAATAAGTTTTGTCTTTATCGATGTATTTCAGAAGTGGTTGAACTTGGTCAGATGGTGTATAACATTCATCTGACTCTTTGTTTCTCGCCCGTCTCTGAATTAAGTCTGTGTAAGTATTACTCATTATAAATCAAACAAGTTGTCAAAAGTTTCAGATGCATTGGCATCACTCATATCCCACTTGAGAACACCAATTAGATTATCTAACTTCTTATCAACAATAGTCTGTTCCATCAACTCGTGGTCAAATGGCAAATCTTGGAACCATTGAGGTATCTTTGTAGCATCAATCGGATATGCAACACTCTTTAACTTGAATGTGTTCGGTTTTAGTTTACAGATAATACACTTCATACCATCTACAATCTCTACTGCATATCTATCTTGGTTGAGTTCACGCAACATATTCCAGTTTAATGCGGCTGATACATGTCCAGGAAGATGCACTTTGTCTTTCTTAGATGTGTCAGCACCTACACTTACATCTTTAGCCATTGCCTTCTTAGCGGCATTCACTCTGTTCTTATACGAAGTCAAGTTGTTTACACGAGACTGTGAACCTTTTTCCCAACCTGGTCTTGCTCTAAAATCTTTCTTAAACTCTTTGACCATATCAATAACATCTTCACGTGTCCCATCAGTTAATATTTTCAATAACACTTCACTGAGAAAGTTTTGCATATATCCTGGAGTATCACTTCGTTTCAAGTCAAGACCCATTGCTTTAATCTTTCCTGGTTTCCCATCAACATCTCTGCGTTCGCCGTCATCATCGTAGATGAGCATTGCGTATCGTTTCTTCTTAATAAAGATACCCATAGTCGCACAGTTCTCACGACCAGCAACGATAATCTCGCCTTCTTTTCTAGGAACATTAAAGAATGTTTTCATAAAGTCTGGAAAACTAGCATTCACTTGATTTGCTACTTCGTCATACAATTGTAAAACTTTATCTTTAGTCCACTCAATCGTTCCATCGTCAATCTCTTGTTTGTAAACAGGATACATTGAATAATAAATGGAGTCTGTGTCGCCATAGATAACTGATTCGCCTTGATAGTCATAAGTACCTGCTATAACTTCATTTGTCTTCGCACCCATATGTCGAGTAATACAACGACCGGTGAGTGTTGTACTCTGACCAATACGCTTATCATAGAAACGACAACCTTGGTTCAGTAACGCACCGTAGAGCGAGTTCAAGTTAATCTTTTTAACTAACTGTCTTTTATCCCAGTGAGCAATTGCAACTGCATCGTTGTCTTTGATTGCTTCTTTTTTCTTTTGTTGCATTACTTGTCGTTCTGCATACCAACGTTCTAAGAGACTTGGAATAATACCTTGTACATCTTGTTTAAATATAGTGCCGTTAGCAGTAAGAGTCCAGTTTAGTCCACTATTGAATACTAAATCATAGGCTTCTGCGCCCGTAAGGTCTTGAGTTGTTTTGTTTTCTTCGACTGTTGAGTCTTCGAGGACTAGAGTAATGTTACTGGCTTTGTCTTTCTCATTAACCAAACGAAATTCTTCTGAACTAAATGTTTCATCCCACGCTTGAGATGAACCATATCCCTTTGCACCAGTTTTTCTGCCTTCTTTAATTCTATCACCAATCATTTGTTCAGTTAAATCGGGTCTAAGTTGACCAGCAATAGTTTCAGGAGACATATTCATCGCACGAATAACTGACGGATAAAGAGAGTTGATATCAATGCCTGCTACCCATCTCTGTAATCCTGCTTTCGGAACTGCCACAAAAGCACCAGCGGCTTTCTGCAATTCTAGTGCTTGTAGTTCTTCGTCTGAATATTCAATATCATCGTCTGACCATTCACGTCTCTTTCTATCAGGAACAACCATACCTCGTCTATGTGCTTCGTTAATGATTGCTTGTTCTGTAACAGCAACCGCGCCCATTGTTGTTTTGATGTTCACTGTATTATCGTGTGCAATTTCGTTTGCTAGTTCGATAAATCTTAGTTTCTTATCAATCTTATCAAGTAGTGCAACGTCTTGTCTGTTATAGGCTACGAATTTGTAGAAGTCATTATTATACAACTGGTCTAGTGTGCCATCATATGCAACTTTTTGTTCACCTACTTCGTGTTCACCAATTGTATCAAGTGCGTATGAATGCATTTCGTGGTAAGTATACTTACGATATAGTTCTAAGTAGTCTAAGTGAATTCTGCCAAACAAGTCAAATGTTTCTTGTTCTTTGCCATACTTTACTACTTTTCTTTTCTGTGGATATAAGTCCCATAGGCACATCTTTCGTGTATGTGATTTACTCAATACTCTAGTAATTCTATTAACAGTATATGGAATATCATAACCTTCAGAGTTCCAACCAGTTATCACATCAGCATCTTCAATCACATCTAAGAAGTCATTAAGCATATCCGCTTCACTTAGATAAAGTTCTGTGTTTTCGAATTGGTCACAAATGCGTTGTGCTTCTTTAAGACCCTCGCCCTCACGCATACCCTTTGGCGGAATAACAAGAGTTACCAACAATTCTAACCATTGAAGATGAACTGTTATCGCTGTGATTGGCATAAACGGGTCACTTGGGTCTGCGAAGCCACGAGACGCATCGAAGTCCGTCTCAATATCGAAGAATGCTGTATTAAGTGTAGGCGAATCTATACCATTATAATTCTCACTCAAACACTTGACTTCAGGTTTCATATCACTTTCGTAAAATGCTTTACCTGAATTTATCTTTCGTTCTTTGTGGAGTTCTTTGAGGCGTTTACATTTGATTTGACGAACTTTGTCGCCATGAATACTTACATGGTCACCGCGTGGGTCTTTCACATAGAAAGTGCGCCACGCCGGATAATCATTGTAAACTCGTTTACCTTTAATTCTTTCTACAACTTGAACTATATCTTTGTCTTTGTTGTAGAAGGCGTCTACATAACTCAAAGAGTGCGACCTACTGTTTCTAAGATAGTTTCCATATCTTCAAAATCAGCACGAGTTTCGGCAAGTTTAGCCTTGTGTGCTACCGTGATTGCTTTATTTAATACTGCTGGTTTAATATCCATTTCTTCAGCAATTGCTCTTACAGTATCCCGTAATCCACCTTTAAGGTCTTCACATTCTTGTAGAACTAGACAACCCTCATTAACTAATTGAATGAGTTTGGCTTTTTCTTCTTCGTTGATAGCGTCAATTGACATATAAATCTCCTATAAGTTTGGCAATAAAAAAGAGTGCTTTTACACACTCTTTATATATTAACATAAGTGACTTAAAAAGTCAATAGATTATTTGTTTAAAATGCTACTGTGGCACGAAGTTTTAATTCATCCTTCTTTGATATATCATTATCTTTATCCATCTTGTTACTAATTACTTGTTCTGCATCCTTAGGGGCCTTTGCAACTTTGACATCAGTTGGTGTTTTAATATCTTTTTTAAATTTAGGCATCTTTGCTGTCTTTTCTATCGCATCCTCAACCATCTTTGATGCTTTATCTTCTATGCCTTCAAACGGATTAGCAAAACCTGTAGCAGTAACACTGCTGAGTGCCGTTTTACCTAACATCTTCGCACCAGTTTTGGCCATTCCAGCACCTTTTTTAAGTAATGCCATATTTCTGCGTTTCTTATCTTTATCTATTCCAGTTCCACATCCTTCTTTATCTTTAACATTAGGATTGTTACATTTCATATTTACAATTGTTTTGCCTTTTGGACTGTTTGGGTCATGTGGCTTGCCATTTTTATCATAAACAACATCTTTACCTGCATATTCTGAGATATTTTCACCCCACATGTTGTTAACCCTATTATTAACTTTATTATATTTATTGTCTTTGCTGTAATTACTACTACTGCTACTACTATTTGAAGAGTTACTGCCACCTGTTACATAATCAACAGCATTACCGATAGCAGTTGCGCCAGTACCATCACCGCCTGACATTATATCTGAACCAGAAATTGTTGCTGTTGTCTTTAGACCAGGTGATTTCTTCCATATTTGCTTTCCTATACTGTCACCGGCACCCTTTTTGATTTGAGTTTTTACAGAATTAGGATTCATGCCTGGCTTGAATTTTCCTGCGGCATTTTTAACTGCCTTCTTACCGAACTTTTTGGCTATTGCTTTCGCTGCCATTGGTCCTAGAACTCTTGCGGCTCCAATAGCCAATGGTACAATAGGTAGTACTTCATCTAATCTATCTTCTTTTTCAGCATTTTCCATTACTTCTACTTGTTCACTAAGTTTGGTAAATGCGAATTGAATTAATCTCATCATACCTTCTTTAGTTTTTATCATATTGTCGATTTTTTCTTTGTTTTCATCGCTTACAGCATCGTATACTTGTGACACTGCTGAGGCTGTATATAAATCAACTTTCATCTTACCATCATCAAATTTGACTTGCATATTTTGTTTGTCTGTTACAATCTTTTTAATCGTATCAATTGCTTTGTTGCTACTCTTTGGTTTCATATCCATAACTTTTAAGAATTCGTCTCTAGCCGCGATTGCTTCTTCGTCTTCTTCGTTTACTGCTTTATTTACGGCTTGGTTAATATCGTATTTCATTTTTAAGTTTTTTGGTCGTAATTTTGGTTTAGTTTTAATTCCAGGTAGACCTATTTGATTCTCTGGATGTGCCATTTGGTCTCTATGTCCTGCTCTAGGATTTACTTCGAAATCTTTAGTATCGTATGTATTTTCATAAAAGTCTTCTTCAGTTTCACCGGCAGCCATTTCTTTACAATCTGAACATCTACCATGTCCATCATTGTAGTCCATCATAGGAGCACCACAACAATTACTTACCATACCTTCTGAATCTGCATATTCGTCACCTGGAGAATATGATTCAACAAATACTTCTACCATGTCATCGCCATTACGCAATGCACCTTTTTTAACTTTTACGTTTTCTTTACCGTATTTTGCTATTGCTTCTTCTGGAGACATACTAGTTTGTTTCCAACGCTTTTCTACTTCATTTACAGATTCTTTAATACGAGCATCTAATTGAACATCATCATAGCCTTGTGCTTTATACTTGTCGTATAATCTGACTGCTTCATCATATGACAAATAATTGTCATTAACTTCAGTACCACCAACCCAAACAGAATATTCCATTTCAGAACCTTTTACTGTTTTGTCATATTCTTCTTTAGACATATCACCGTGATAGTCATCGTAAGATTCCTTAACTTCTCTCTGTTCTATAAGTTGTTTGAATTTCATAAGCCTTCTACCTTCTAATCATTGGTGATTTAACTGGATGGTTGTATGATAAGTTACCTGCTTCGGCGCTATATCCCATCTTCATTTTCTTTTTCTTCTTTGATTTTTTAGATGCATATATACTTGCACTTGGGTCGCCACTACCTAATGGTCCTGCCACGGTTGCGATACCGCCTGCACTTGTCATTTCACCTAATATCTCATGTATTTTCATAATAGTATTTATCTAAATGTCTTCTTTGGTAATCCGTCTTTACTGACTTTATTACCGAATTTCTCTGCCTGTTTTGTAATTTCGTTAGGTCCAACATCAACAGTAGTGTTAATTCCTGGTACAACTTTACCTACGCCACCTGCTTCATTAATATCCTCTAATACTGCGTCAAAGTTTTTTAAGTAATAGTCTTGTAATGCACGGCTATCTATTCCCTTGAATGATGATGCGATTTTTGATACATACCAACCCAAAGCGTGTCTCCACTTACCACTATTCTCTTTCTCTTTTCTCTTAAGAACAGAATGCAATCTCTCTGCGGCTTTCTGGTATCTATTGTTGTGTATAGTTGGGTCTATTTTTCTCTTAAATAATTCCCAAGGTGATTCTTCATCAAGTTCTTCTATTTCACTTCTACCAATTACATCCAGAATAGATTCTTTATTAATACCACGAGATTTTGGTCCACCTCTTTTACGAGTTGCTTGTAGT